CGATGAAACCTTCTTTGACGATCTTCGGCAGTGGGGGAGCCCTGAGTCGAAGATCGCCAAGCTCAAGGCCCAGCGGAAACAGAATGCGCCGGCTGAATTCTTCGTCGAGCCTGAAAACCGCGACGTGGTGCGCGTGTTCATGCGTGCGCTCACGCAATGGCGCGGGCAGTCCGTCGTCGCCGGCAAGCACCTGCTGCAGCTCCGATCGGGGCTCGTCTACGAGGCGCTGCCGACGATCGCCACGGCGCTCCGCGTCGAAATGGACGAGCCGCTGCTCGATGCCCTGCGTGTCATGGAGGCCGAAGCGCTGCTCGTGCATGCCCAGCGCCAGGAGCAGCTTCTCAAAGGCCGCTGAACGCCAGTGGAGGGGCGCGTGAGTAGCTCCGGCCTAACAGCACGCTTGGTGCTACTGGCGGACGCCAGCGGCGTGGTGGGCGCCGGTGATCAATCAACCGTCGCAATGGACAAGGTTGCCGTTTCCGCGAAGGCAGCGGGCGATGCGGGGACGCAGATGGCGGCCGGTATCGATGCGGCGAAGCTCGCAACGGACGGTCTCGCCCGCTCCGCTTCGTTGGCAGCTACGGTCACGCAGGCGGGCACAGAAGCCCAGGTGCAGCAGATTGCGAAGCTCACCCAAGTGTCAGCCGCGAATATCAGCGCCACCGAAAGCGTCTCGGCGCTGGCTGCAGCGCAATCGGCCTACAACACCACCGTCGCACAAGCACGCGTTCTGCTCGCATCGGGTCTCCTTTCGGAGCAGGGCTACGCGCAAGCTGTCGAGGGCGCTACCGCCAAACTGGCCCTTTCGCGGGCGATGCACGATCTAAGCTCCACGAGTTTGCGGGCGGAAGCCGCGGCGGCCGCGGCCGTTGGCGCGGCGCTCGCGGGCTTCGGAGAGGCAGAGGTTGCCGCGGGCACAAACACGGCAGCATTCACTGAGCTCATCCGCGCGGCGAGCCGTGAGGCCGGCGTCGGCCGCGAGAAATTCGCCGCGCTGCATGCCAGCTGGGAACTGTTGGCGGATAACCCCGTGGCGGCGATCATTGCCGCGGCAGCTGTCGCGACGGTCGCCGGCGTAGTGGCCTGGGATCTGTACGATACAGCCGAGCGGCGCGTCGAAGGCACAGCGGTGTCGCTCGGCAACATCTTCAATCTAAGCAGGCAACAGCTCGCCGCCTTCGCCGACCAGATCGCGGAGGCCGCGGATGTGTCGGAGCGCTCGGGGACGCAAATGGAGAGCTCGTTCCTCTCCGCGAACCTGTCGCCGGATTTATGGAATGCCGCCGTCACCGCATCCATGCACCTCGCCAATGTGTGGCGAACCGACGTGCCCGCGGCCGCACAGAAACTGGCGGAAGCGCTGAAAGACCCCAAGGGCGCGGGCGAGCAGCTGCTGAGTTCGCTGAACGCGCTCGACCCGCAAATAAAGCAGCTGATCGACGATCTCACGGAACGCGGCAACTCGGATCAGGCTGCAGACAAAATTCTGGAGCGCGTCAACCAGCAACTGCGCGATATGCCCGATACGTCTTCGAACATCTCGCGTGTGTTCCACCAGATGGAAGCCGATCTCGGCACGATGGTGTCGAATGCCGGAAAGCTGTTCGACACGCTCACGAACTTCCAGCCGCCGGCGTGGCTGCTGTTTCTTGAGAGACAGGCCAACGTTGCCGCCAATCTCGCATCGGGGAATCTGCTGGGCGCCGGCGCCGCGGCCACCGTGCCGAATGCCTCCACCCCAGACGCGACTGTCTCCGTTACCGGCGAGCCCGGCGGTGCGATTAGTAGCATAACCAGCGACCTTGCACGCCGACAGAACCAACTCGCCCAAGACTCTAACACCATCGATCAGTATCAGCAGAGAATCGACTCGGTCAAAAACAGCATCCACAACTTGAATGTCGTGCTGATCGATGAAGGGATTGCCGGGCAGGACACCACACAGACACAACAGCAACTGTCCAACGCTCATTTAAAATTGGCTGAGGCACAGAAGGCACAACGAGACGCGCTTCTCAACCTCAACGAAACGGCGAAAGAACATCAGGAGCTGGTGAAGGAGGCGCTGAAGGATGGCGATAAGATGGTCGCCTCTTCCGCGCTCGATGCCGCGTGGCAGGAGAAGATCGCGGCGGCTTCGCTAGACGGCACCGAAGCGCAACAGAAACTTAGCGACCAGTACGGCATCTATAACAAGCTGCTGCCGCTCACGACAGCGCTGAAATACGCGGACGCGGCGCAGTCGACGAAGCTGCGCTCGGAGATCGATGCCACCACGGCCGCGATGGAACGGTCGATCGCCGCGCAGCACGCCGCGCAGGCGGTCAACGAAGTGCATTCGGATATTTCGTCGCTAGGCGGCACAGCGTTCGGCAGCGTCGACCTCATGGGAATGTCCGTACAGTTCAGCCAGGCCACCGCGGACGCCGTCAAATGGCGCGACGCGCACATCGCCGCGATGAAAGCTGCTGGTATCTATACGGACGAGGAAGCAGCAAAGATCGAGATCGATTTCCGCGAGAAGATCAGCAAGTCCTACAACGACGCGGTCAATTCGATCCGCTCCGCGATCGGCTCCCTGAGCGAGCATGCCGGCAATGCGGGCTTCGACCTGATGCTGCAGGAATCGGTCCGCTCGGCGCAGGCCTGGCGCGACCAGGTCACAGCGCAGATCGGTGGCGCCAAGCAAGCGGTGGATGCCTATCTGAGCGGCGCCGGCGGCGACGTCAGCAAATACGGCGCGCTTCTCACATCCGTATTCGGCCCCGACTACATGAACCATCTGCACGAGGCGAGCGACGCGCTGAATGCCTATGCCAACGACGTCGATCTGATTTTCAGGGACAAGCTCGCCAAGGCCTACGAAGAGGACCTCAACCGGCGAACCGACTGGGCCAGCGGCGTGCAGCGATCGCTGAACCAGATGACGCTCGACACCAATAACTGGGCGAAGACGAGCGCGCAGGCCACCACGGATTTCTCGAACAATTTTCAGACGATGGTCGTCAACTCGGTGACCAATTCGGAGAACGCGCTCAGCAACTTCGAGACATTCCTTGAGCAGCTCATTCTGAAACTGGTCTACCAGAAATTCCTTGCCCAGTCGGTCAACCAGGTCGGCGGCGACTTCATGAACCTCATCGGCCAGGCGCTCGGCATGGGCGGCGGCGTCGAGGACATTCAGATGACCGGCCAGTATGGCGGCGCGGGCTGGGATGTTCCCGTCGGCCATCAGGGTCTCGTCGCCGGCGTGGCCGCGATGGAGTCGCGCAGCGTGTCGGCGGCGACATTCAACGGCGCGCCGCGCTTTCATTCCGGCGTTTCCCGCGTGCCGGGCCTCCGGCCTGGTGAGGTTCCGGCGATCCTGAAAGAAAACGAGCGCGTCTACACCGAAGACCAGGCGAACTTCGTCGATGAGGCGCTTACCCGGCCGATCGTCATCAAGCTGCCGGACAGCATGGCCCCCGGTGGCGGAAGCAAAGACGGCGCGATCCCAATCAAAGTCACGGTGCACAACGTCGAAGGGCAAACCTCAAAGACTTCAACGCGCCAAAATTCAGACGGCTCGCTGTCGATCGACGTGCTGGTGCAGCAGCTCGAAGGAGCGATGGGGCAGCGCATCACGCGCGGTGGCAGCGCCATCAGCAAGAGTCTTGAGAACGCCTACCAGCTGAAGCGGAGGCCCGGACCATGACGGATTACGTCACCTGGCCGGACGATGCGCTGCCGCTCGCACCTTACAGTCCCGACTATGCCGCGACGGCCGCCGATCCGCGCATCCGGACGGATGTGCAGCAGGGTCTCTCGATCCAGCGCCGGCGCACCGACCTTGCGTATGACGCGTACGACATCGAGCTGTTTCTCACCTCAGTCAAATACGAGCTGTTCCGCGGCGTTATCGATCACTTCATCGGCGCGGACTGGTTCTACGGCAACGTCTTTCTCGACAATGCCTATTCGCTGCTGCTGATCCGGATCGTTCAAGGCTCGATGAATGAACGCCCGCGCGACGGCGGCGAGTGGAAGATCGCCTTCAAGATCGAGACCAAAGACCCGCCGGTGATGAGTGACGCCGATCTCACCGCGCTCATTGGCGCACCAGTTGACGGGCTGCAGCCGTATCCTTCAGCACTCATCGACATCAATCCGCTCAACGACCAATTCCTTCAGCGCATCCCGGACGGCATCCTTCGCAGCGATCTCACCTATGGCGCGCTCGACCAGTACCGCAGCCAGCGCCAACTGCCGACGATGTACCAATGGCAAGTGCCGATGTCGGACGATCAGTACGCCATCCATCGGGCCTTCCTGAAATGGCGCGCAAAGAACGGCGACGGATGGTGGCTGGCGCCGATGTTGCGCGGCAACTCCTTCGAGATTCAGGCCATTCGTATCGTTGTCGGAAGCCGCAAGGATACGCGCAGCGGTGAAGACTGGCTGGTGACATGTCAGCTAGAAGTGGCGGACCTAGCACCGATCTCGGCCGAGGACACGCTCGACCAGCTCTCGATGTACGATAGCGGTGTTGGCGCGTCTGGGATCGCCGATCTCCTGCATCTTGCACTCGTCAGCCTTGGCGAAGGCGTGCCGGCCGACACACTCGCAAGCACGTTGCACGGTGCGGTTGGAGGCTATCCATGACGGATTACTCCGACGATCTGCGCGACTATGTGTTTTCGGCCGATCCCGACGTCGCAGTGATCGACACCCTGGAATTCCGCAACCCGGCATTTCTGGATGAGGGTGGAAACGTGGTGCCCATCCGCGTGGCGAACCGGCGCGACGATTTCACCGCCAGGCTCGAAGCGGACGCGCCGGTGAACGGCGGGGAGAACGTGACGTTTCTCGCCTGCGCGTTCGAAGGACAGCTGCCGGAATCCTCCGATCAATCGCCACCAGTGTTTCAGATCGCCGTCAGCAACGCGGCGCGCGTGCTGATGCCGTGGCTCGACAAGGCGGCCGACTCCGCAGATCCGCTCTTCATGACGTATCGCGCGTATCTATCGGACGATCTCACCGCGCCGCAGTTCGTAATGGATGGCTTCACCATCAAGAGCGTCGTCGCGGGCATGCTGCAGGTGACCGCAAGCGCAGGCTTCGAGGATTTTCTGAATACACCGTTCGGCAAGAAGCTTTATACCCTGACGGATTTCCCCGGCCTTGACCGATAAGCGCACATCTCCGGAAGAGCGGCTGCGCGCGATCGACTTCGTGCGCCGCGTGCTCGACAAGCCATATCGCGCCGGTGCGCAAGGCCCCGACGCCTACGATTGCTGGAGCCTGGCGCTCGCTTGCCAGCGGGAAGTCTTCGGCCGAGTGCTTCCCGTCTTCATGGCGGACCCGCACGAGTTGCGTCACCTCATCCGCATGATCGAGAACAGCGACGTGCACGATAGCTGGCCAGAAGTGCCGAGGCCGGTTCATGGCGCGCTCGTGACGATGGCACACGCGCGGTTTCCCTCTCATCTCGGCACGTGGCTCGACCTGGACGGCGGAAGCGTGCTGCACACGATGGAGAACGCCGGCACGGCGTTTGAGACGCCGCTGGCCTTGCGCGCCGTTGGCTGGGGCCACCTGCGCTTTCACGATTATGTACCTCGCCAGGGGATGGTTAGCGAAGGGGTGAGCGGCTGATGGCCAAGCTTGTCCATATTCGCAATGTACCAGCGATACACGTCGGCTTGTGCGTGGTGGAGTGCGAAGACGGGCTGACGATCGGCGAGTTGCTCGATCGCGGCGACTGGAACCTGCCGGCGCGCACGGTGCTGGTGCGCAATGGCGAGCTCGTCAAACGCGTGGATTGGGACCTGATCCCGCTCGCCCGCAACGAGGTGGCGACGTTTGTGACATTGCCGGGTAACGGCGGTGGCAAGGGCTCGCAGATCCTCGCGATCGTGGCGCAGATCGCGTTGATGATCGCCGCGTTCTACCTATTCGGGCCTGCCGGCGCGCTCACCACGGAATTTGCGCTCTCGGCAACCGAAGCTGCGATCGCGTCTGTTGCTTTCGTGGTTGCCGGCCAGCTGCTCATTTCGGCCTTCATGCCAAAGCCGAAACCGGTGAAGTCGCCCGACCTCAGCCAGTCGCCAAGTTATTCTCTGCAGGGGCAAGCAAATCTTGCGCGGCTGGGACAGATGGTGCCGGAGCAGTTCGGGCGCTTTGAGCACGTGGTCGATCTCGGCGCCGCGCCATGGACGCGCTACGTCAACGGCAACCAGGAGCTCAATGAGCTCTTCTGCCTGGGCTACGGCTATTTCGACATCGAGCAGGTGAACATCGGCGATACTGCCGTGTGGAAGGATGGCGATTACACCGGCGCATTTCCGGAAGTGCTCCTCCAGTTCTGCGATCCGGGCGAGTCGATGAACCTGTTCGAAGACAACGTCGTCACGGCGACGGATGTCGATGGCACTCCACTGCTCGGCACGAATGAGGATGGCTACGCATGGTCGGGTCCCTTCGTGCTTTGCAAGCCTGGACAGAAAGCAAACCAGCTCGACATCGACATTCTCTGCCCGGCCGGACTGTTTCATGTGACGAGCGGTGGCGGCATCGCCAGCGCCACCGTCGAGTTCGAATTTCAGATGCAGGGAATCGACAATGCCGGTAATGCGGTCGGCGGCTGGACCACGGTGATTTCCGAAACGCTGACACTCGCCAGCAAGGACGCGGTGCGGCTCACCTACACCTACGATATTCCCGCGGTCGGCCGCTATCAGGTCCGGGGCCACCGCACCAATACGAAATCCACCGACAGCAACACCGCCGACCAGCTGCTGTGGGGCGAAATGCGTGGTCACCTACCGTCGAAGGGTGTCTATGACCACGTGACGATGATGGGATTGCAGGCCACATCGAGCGCCAATCTCAACAGCCAAAACCAGCGCCAGATCACAGTGGTGAAGACGCGCAAGGTTCAACTCTACAATGCGGATACCGGTCTTTGGGACGCGACGCACACCGCCACGCGTTCACCGGCCTGGGCGCTCGGCTCCATGTTGCGCTCAGGGAATGGCGGCAATCTCGCCGACAACCGGATCGACGGTGACAAGCTCGCCGAGCTCGACGCGACGTGGGCTGCGCGGGGCGACTATTGCGACGGCATTTTCGACTCGCAACAGAGCCTCTTAGAAGCTGCTCAGGCGGTGGTTCAGGTCGGCCGAGGCCGTGTGGTTCTTGTCGGGTCGACGGTGAGCGTGGTGCGGGATGAGCCTCGTACGGTGCCACGCTGCATGTTCTCCGCCCGCGACATGCTCCCCAAGACATTCCAGGTCACCTACGCGATGCACGACGTGAACGCGGTTGACGCGCTTGCAGTGACCTACTGGGACTCGCGCATTTGGGCGCAGCATCAGGTGCTGTGCAAATTCGACGACAGCGAAGCCACTCTGGAGAGCGCCACGCCGATCCAGATGTTCGGCATCACCAGTTACAACCACGCCTGGCGCGAGGGCATCTACATGGTGGCCGCAAACCGCTACCGCCGCCGCGTTGTCGATTTCCAGACCGAGCTGACAGGGCGCGTGTGCCGTTTCGGAGATCTCGTGCTGATCGGCAATCCGATCCCAAAATGGGGACTGTCGGCCGACGTGGTGGCTTTGGAAGAACATGACGATGGCGACATTGTCACGCTGAGCGAGCCTTACATTCCACCGGATGGCGACGACGGCGAAGCGCCGCTCTACATCCAGATCGGCACGCCGGACGGGCAGGTTTATGGACCGGTGAGCGGCGCGATCGTCGCGCAGGAGACTACCGATCCGCGCACCACGCTGGTGAAGCTGACGTCAACCGCAGAGGTCACGATCGGAAAGTACGCCGGCGACCAGCCGCGCGATTGGCCTGTGTGGTCCGGCGATGGATTGCAGAAGCAACGGCCCAAGGCACTGCTCGGCCAAGGCACGCAGGCGGCGCGGGAAGCGCTGATCACGCGCATGACACCACAGCAGGATCTGCAGACGGCCGTCACGGCGGCGCTCGACGATCCGCGTGTTTATACGGCCGACACAGGTACACCTCCCGATGATCCTTATCCGATCGACGATGGCTTCGATGCGGATTTGCTCATCACCGATGTGGAGGTCACCGAGAGCGGCAGCGACCCAGTCAGCCTGGATATCACGGTCAGCGGCGCCAGTGATGCGCTGGGCTTCTACGTGAGCTATCGCAACCTGCCGTCCGGCGCCTGGAGTGGTGCAACCAAAATCCCAGGCGTGCCAGTGGGTGGCGTGACGCATCTGCCGTTCTCCGTCCCAGCCGGGAAAACACAAATCGCGGTGTGGGCCTACGACCTCAACGAGAGCGGCAGGAAGGCCAATTTCTTCTTCGTCGCTGACGGGGTGGACGACTCGCTGCCGGCGGATGTGAGTTCAGTCACCACCGATACGCACTGGTCGAGCGGAAATATCGGGGCATGGAGCTGGCCGAATGCCGCAGACGCGGCGCGCTGGGTGTTGCGCGTTGAAGCGCGCCAAAGCGACGCCGATCCATGGATACAAGTGCGGTTCCCATCCAGCATTACCAATTCCTACACCTACTACCCGGCCAACGAGATCGCCGATGGCGGCCCGTTCAACCATCTGCGCATCGGCGTGCTGGCCCAGAACGGCGCCGGCAACGGTACCGTTTACACAAACTCCAGCGAGGACCCATGAGCCTGTTCAGCGACCTGCAGCAGCTGCAGGCGGATATCGATCTCTTTCACGGTGTGATCAGCGGCAACGCGGCCGCCACTGTCGATCTCGGCGGCGGCAACATCGTGCCGAGCCTCGCGAATTTTTTTGCGAGCGCGGTGGTGGCCATCGAGAATGTCGATCACAGCGCGTCGCCGCACGCGGCGACGAACAAGCCAATTACCATCCTGCTAGTGGATTCCAGCGGCGGGGC